CGGGTGAAGATGGTTTGGATGACTTGTTGGCAGGACTAGGTATCAGTCCTTCCAAATAATGAGTCTTACAAGAGAACAACTTTTAATTGAGTATAAAAAGTGTATGAATAGTACTCCATACGCTTTGAGGACTTATTTACAAACTTACGACAATACTGTTTCTAAATACGTACCACTTGAATTATTTCAAGACCAAGTACAATTGATTGAGGATTATGAAAGTTACAATGAAAACATAGCTCTGAAGTATCGTCAAGCTGGTGTTTCCACGGTAACGGCTGCTTGGGCTAGTAAAAAATTGGCTTTTGCAAGAAAAGAAAAACCTGAAAAAATTCTTATTATTGCAAACAAATTAGAAACATCAGTTGAATTCGCCAATAAAATTCGTGCTTTTACAGAACAATGGCCCAATTGGGTTGGTATTGGATTTTCAGGTGAAAAAAATTCTGCTCGTCACTTTAAACTATCCAATGGTTGTGAAGTTAAAGCTGTGGCGACATCTAAGGACGCACTTCGTGGTTATAGCCCGACTGTCTTAATATTCGATGAGGCGGCGTTTATCGAGGCAGACAGTGATTTCTGGGCGGCTTGTATGGCTTCACTTTCTACAGGTGGTAAAGTTATCGTGATTTCGACCCCCAACGGTTACGACCCGATTTACTATGAAATTTATGACCAAGCCTTAAGAGGAATGAATGATTTCAAAATAACTGAAATGTATTGGTACAGAGACCCAAGATATACAAAAGATTTGTATATGGTAAAAACCAAAGACATTGTTCATTACTTACTAAACAAAGAAGAATATTCCTCGGAAGATGTTATAAGTTTGAAGGATATTGATATACAAGATAGGAGTTTAATAAGTTTACAAGTTTACGTATCAGACGGGTATAAACCCTGCTCAAGTTGGTTTGAGGCGATGGTTAAAAAACTTAAATACGACCGCAGAAAAGTTGCGCAAGAATTAGAATGTAACTTCTTAGGTTCGGGAGATAACGTATTTGATTCAAACACTCTTCAGGAAATTTCTCAAAATTTTATCAAAGAACCAAACGCTAAATTGATGGCAAATCAATTATGGATTTGGAAAGAACCTGAAAATGGACATAGATATGTTATGGGTGTAGACGTATCAAGAGGAGATTCTGAAGATTTTTCAAGTATTGAAATCATTGATTTTGATGCACGTGAACAGGTATTAGAATTTGTAGGGAAAATACCACCCGATGTATTAGCCGAAATAGCCTATAAATGGGGTATTATGTACAACGCACTCTGTATAACGGATTTGACAGGGGGTATGGGTGTTGCAACTGCTAGAAAGTTACAGGAACTTGGATATGAAAACTTTTATATCGAAGGTGTTGATTTTGCTAACAAGTGGAAATACGACCCAAAGTTGAAAGAGAAAATTCCTGGTATTAATTTTAACGCAAAAAGAGTACAAATAATTGCATCATTCGAGGAGGCAATTAGACATAAATTCCAAATACGTTCATCAAGACTTTTGAATGAAATGGGAACTTTTGTGTACATCAATGGGAGACCAGACCACCAAAGAGGTCACCACGATGACTGTATTATGGGTATTTCTATGGCGTGTTTTGCTGCTGAGGCGGCTTTTCCTTCATTGAGTAAAGTAGAAAATCATACCAAGTCTATGTTGGATTCTTGGACTACTATGGTTTCTGAAAATAAAGACCAGTCCAAGTTTTTCAATCCTTCAATACCACAAACACCAGGTTCAATGAACAAAACCAGTAAATACTATACCCCAACCCGAAATGATTATGAACAATATAGATGGTTGTTTGGTCCTAAGTAGTATTTATAAAAAGAGTAATACAAGTAAATTTATAACTAATGAGTGATAAGAATTTTACTATATGGCAAAGATTAGGTAGGGCTATGGGACCTGACGCTCTTATGAGTCAGGATTTTCCTGTATATAAATTTGACAAAAAAGAACTTTTAAGAACCACAGATAAAGCCGAATACGAAAAAGAAAAATTACAGGCACGTCAGACTTCATACTTAGCTGGTCAATTTGCTAAAGTAGAAAGTAATTTATATACACAAGCTGTCTACTATGAACCAAACAGATTGGCTTCGTATTACGACTATGAATCTATGGAATATACTCCTGAGATTTCAGCCGCTCTTGATATCTATGCCGAAGAGTCAACAACCCCAAATGAGGATGGTTTTGTTCTTCAAATTTATTCTGAATCAAAAAGAATTAAATCTGTTTTGGCAGATTTATTCAACAACAATTTAGATATTAACACTAACTTACCTATGTGGACTCGTAACACTTGTAAGTATGGTGACAACTTTATTTACTTGAGATTAGACCCTGAAGGTGGGGTTATTGGTTGTCAACAATTACCAAACGTTGAAGTCGAAAGAATCGAAAGAGGTTTGATGAATGGTTCTAACTATGAAATCAAAAAAGAAGATGAACAAAAAGGATTGAAATTTTATTGGAAAGCCAGAAATATGGAATTTCAACCTTGGGAAATTGGTCACTTTAGATTATTAGGTGACGATAGAAAATTGCCGTATGGTACGTCAATGTTGGAAAAGTCCCGTAGAATTTGGAAACAACTTCTATTATCGGAGGATGCGATGTTAATTTACCGTACTTCAAGAGCCCCAGAACGTAGAGTATTCAAAGTCTACGTAGGAAATATGAACGACGACGACGTTGAGGCGTATGTACAACGTGTTGCTAACAAGTTCAAAAGAGAACAAATTGTTGACAGTAAAACAGGTCAGGTTGATATGAGATTTAACCAAATGGCCGTTGACCAAGATTACTTTATTCCTGTACGTGACCCTGCAGCACCTAACCCAATTGACACATTGGCGGGAGCTCAGAACTTGTCAGAAATTGCGGACATCGAATACCTTCAAAAGAAACTTGTTACAGCACTTCGTATACCGAAAGCATTCCTTGGATTTGAAGAAGTGGTTGGTGATGGAAAAAGTTTAGCACTTATGGATATTCGTTTTGCAAGAACTATTAATAGAATTCAAAAATCTATGGTTCAGGAGTTAAACAAAATTGCAATCATCCACTTGTTCTTGTTGGGATTTGATGAAGAAATTTCTAACTTCACTTTGGGACTTACAAACCCATCTACTCAGGCAGACCTTCTTAAGATTGACATTTGGAAAGAAAAAATGTTGTTGTATAAAGATATGGTTTCTGACCCTGGTACAGGTATTGCAGCAACGTCATCGACTTGGGCAAAGAAACACTTATTCCAATGGTCTGATGATGAAATCAGAGTTGATTTATTACAACAAAGAATGGAAAAAGCTGTTGGTGAAGAACTTAAAAACACACCAACTGTTATTGTTAAAACAGGTATATTTGATAATATTGACAAACTTTATGGAACAGGTAAAGCACCTGCAGGAACACCTGCACCAGGTGGAGAAGAAGCGGGAGCACCACCTGAATTGGGTGGAGCGTTTGCGGGTGGAGATTTAGGCGGTGGAGAAGTACCAGCACCTCCAGGAGGTGAACTCGGAGGAGGAGAACCACCAGCACCACCTACTGGTGAAATAACACCAGAATCTACAAAGAATCGTGATATGAATATCCTTTTGGAGTCAGATATGTATAGTAAAAAATGGTTAGACTTGGGAGTAGGACAACAAAGTTTAGGAAAAATTGAGGAAGAACTGAATAAGTTACTCAACTCCTAATATTTATTGGAAAATCCCCTTAAGATGACCTTTGGACAAATAAAATCTGTTGTTGAAAAAAACTTAGTAGAGTCTTACAATAACTCTGCACATTTCAAAAAAACTCTCAGAGAATTCAAACACAATATTCTCGAAAATAAAAACTTTTCTAAGTTGTACTCTTTGTACGATGACCTGTACAAACCACAAGGTTTGTCTGCGGAAGACGCCGAACTATATCTTAACGAAGGTATTGAATTAATTAGACATTTGATTGAAAACGTTAGTTTACCTAAAATGGGGGAAAAGGTAGATAACAATTACCAAGACTTAGATAATTTAGTTTACTTCAAGAATATAAATTTGAAAGAAAGAATTATTTCCAAGAAGAAGATATTGGAAAATTTGAAATCGAATACTGTATCCGTAAAAGAATCAATCGAAATTCCATTGAAGTCTATGGTAAACATAGCCAATCAGACTATTCAAAGTTATTTGGAAAATTTGGATGAATCAACAAAAAAAGAAGTGTTTCACATACTTGCTAGTAGACCTGAGGATTTGGAAAAAGAATTTTTTCAAATAAAAGAATCTACAGTTTCTAAGTTAGAAAATCTTTTAGAAAAAGAAAACGAAGATGAAATGAAACAAAAACTAGTTGAGACTATCGAAAAAATTAAGATGGAAAATTACGAGCAAGTTAATTATATCAGACTTAAACAGTTAGAACAATCTATTTCTCTGACTGAGTCCTGAGGTATTGGAGGTGTTTTGCGACTTTCATCTGTTCTCTTTTTCTAACAGATTTTTTTTCGAACTCTTTTAGTTCAACCAATCTTTGGTTTTGTTTTGTTTTGATAACCTTAGATTTTAAGGTCTTCAAGGCTTTTTCAATATTTGAATCAACTTTTACTACAAGCATATATTATACATATATTTGGAATATGTAAAAAGATTTACTATTTTTTTTCAAAATAAACTATGTGGTATAAAAAAACCCTATGAAGAAGGGAAAGACAATTAGTATTAATCAGTACGATTCACTTAAAACATTTTACGGTACAGTTGATTCAAAAGAACTCAAATCAATTTACATAAACATTCAAACTTGGGTTACACCTTTGGAGGACAAAGATAGTTGGACTAATGTAGTTAATACTTTAACACGTTCAATAAAACATTCTGTTTTTTCATCATTAGACAAAGAACTTTTCAGGGAAAATTTTATAGTCGATTTGGACCTCAGAACAAGTGGAATCAGAAAAGATAAAAAATCATTTATGAACTTAGAAATTAACTTGTACACTAATAGTCCTTTGGATTTCAAATCAAATGAGATTAAAGAATCTGTGAAAAAAATCATAAAGAAAATTTACAGAGAAAACATTATTAACAACAGACATTTCAATTTTTCCTTGTCTAAAAATTCAGAAACGTACCAAACTATCTAAAGAAGTATATTTATTGAGAAATAGAAAACTAATATGAAAATTTTGGGACCTAATCAGACGGGTAAAGGTATTCTAATTGAAATGGATGCTGGTTACGTAAACCCGAAGGATAGATTAAATGAAGATTTTATTAAAGAACAAAAAGAGATTGATTATAGAAATCCTTTTGAGTTTTATGCCGTTTTACAAAAATATGGTGTACCAAATAGAAATGGTCGTGTCTATCCTGAAAGAATATTAAAAAGAGAAGCTGACAGATATAAGACGGCAATCAAAAAGGGATTGTCAACATCCGAATTAAACCATCCAGAATCATCATTAATTGATTTAGATAGAGTTTCACACATTATAACCGATGTGTGGTGGGATGGTAATATTTTGATGGGGAAATTGAAGTTACTGACTTCTCCTGGTTTTCACGAAAGTGGGGTAGTCTCTACAAAAGGTGATATTGCTGCGAACTTAATGAGACAAGGTGTAACTATGGGAGTATCCTCTCGTGGGGTTGGTTCCTTGAAAAAAGTTGGTGAGCAAAATGAAGTACAAGATGATTTTGAATTAATCTGTTTTGACTTAGTATCCTCACCTTCAACCCCAGGTGCTTATCTTTTCTCGAATCCTGAAGACAGAAATAACTACGAAGAAAACTTGGATGAAGAAAGAAAAGTTCATCAAGATGCAAAAGGTTTGGGTAAGTCAGTTGATTTAATGAAAAGATTAACCGATTATTTGGGTAAATAAAATTTAAACATATGGATGAAAAATATTTTGTAGCAAAAGTTGTTTATGAGTTACCCGATGAAAACTCAGGAAGATTAAAAAAAATGAGAGAAGAAAAACTTGTAAAAGGATATTCTCCCACAGACGTTGAAGCTAAAGTTACTCAAAAGTATACGGGTTTTCAACACGATTGGCGAATAACGGCAATCGTAGAAAGTAAAATTGATGAAGTAATTGAATAATAAAATGGGGAGTTTTTA